AGCTGGCGCATCTCTTTGCCGTAGTAAGCACCAATGATGGCTGACTCAAAGTCGCACTCAAACTCTTGCAGATATTGGTCTTGCGTCATGGATTTGGCAGCGTCATCAAGCTCTGACTTAGCCAACAATCCAGTCTGACTAGCCCTTAGGGTCTTGCAATACCAGTTTGTGTCGTTAGAAGCGGTGTTGTATAGCTCCCAGAAAGCATTATGACCTTTAGGCGTTCCAATGAAAACTGCCCATCCAAGTCTGTCTGCCAGCAAAGGCCGAATAATCTCGCCCCAAATACGAGGGCGCATATCTGCATACTCATCTAACACAATCCCATCGAGGTAAAGACCTCGTAAAGCATCAGGATTATCAGCGCCAAAGAGACGAATTCTTGCTCCATTTATTAGTTCCACCCATAGTTCAGATTGATTGGCTTTAGCCAATACTGGCTGACTAAACCTTAACAGGTAGTCCCATGCGATATTCTTTGCTTGGCTGTAATATGGTGCAACATAGGCATAGCGACCATCATCTTTGCCCTCAATTAGTGCTTTATAGATTAAATCATTGATGCAAGAGACGGTTTTACCGCATCTACGATGGGCAACAATCACAGCCCAACGCTGAGTTCTATCGTGGAAATCTAGGAATACATCACGAGGTTGGTAGTCTAGTTCTACCTCTTGGACTATTTCTTCCAAGACACCACCAAGCGTTGAGGAGCTTTCTCATCACCCACTACTTCTGTGCGGGCTAGTTTAGGCACAGAGTATTCAACTAAATTCTGAACAATCTCACAAGCCTTTGCAGGATTAGGTTGAACAATCCACTTTCCAGTCTTATCGTCAAAGATGCCTTCTGCGGTGCTTTGAATCCACGATTGAATATAAGGTAGGTTGCTATCAAGAATAGCTTTAACGGCTTCACGAGCCTCCTGAGTGGCTTTATTAGGCACTCCTGGCTTTCTTCCAGCCCTGTTTAAGTTCTTTTCTACAGATTTCGACACTTTATTGTCCATACATTCTCAAGTAATTGATTTGTAAGACTTTATTCTACAACAGATTTTAGTAAGGGTCTTTGCCTTCTTTTTTCATCGCAGCAGTCATCGCCTTATCAAGCATTTCTCTGCGTTTGGCTCGTTTATTCTCTTTCTCGATAAGAATATTGCCTTTACCTGCTTCCATTTCTGGCGCTGGTTTGTCTTTTCTACGCTTGGCTTGGTTCTTCTCTAAGGTAGATTCGGTATGAGGGCGCAACATGGCATCCTCTTTTTTGTATTTGCGGTTCATGTGTTCCATTACATATCCTTCATAGCTTCTTCAATGTGTTTTCTGCGGGGTTTTTTGGCGGTCTTTGCCGACTCTTTAAATGCTTCAGCACTAGGCGCACCCTTTTGACCAGGCTTACGCATCTTTTCGCCTGAGCCATGCTTAATGCGCTCTTGTTTGGCGTGAATATTGGCGTATAAACCGTTAGGCACAATGCCACCTCGCTCTAGCTGCTTTACCTCTTTCGCCAGTCCATCCTTTAGACCTAGCGCAAAAACTGTCATGTCTTGAACCACTTGCTTGTGGGGCTTGTAAATGACTGCCGTTCTTGGCGTTATAGGCTGCTCTGCCTTTGGCGGTCATACCAGCGCCTTCACTTGCGGGCAGATAGTGTCTATTCTTGCCTTTGGTGGTCTTTGCAATGGGTTTATCATGCTTATCCATTGCGGCACGAATTTGGTCTTTACGACTCATTTATTGAACTTTTCTAGTTCCATTGCCAATCTAGCTCTACGGCCTTCTTTGCCTTTGGCTTTGGTGGCTTCTTCTAGCTTTTTCTTAGGGATTTTTTCGCCCTCTTTAACGCCTAATTCTTTCTTTAATGCGCCTTTATGCTTAATAGCGCCAGCAATCCAGTTAGCCATATTAGCCTTTCATGTGCTTTTTCATTGACATTTCTACGGCATCTTTGTGCTGGGCTTCTTTTTTGCCCAATACCTTACCGTAGGCTTCTTCTAGCTTGGCTTTGCGCTTGCCTTTAGCGTTATCTCGTTCAACATTTAGGGCGATTGCCACAGCTTGTTTGCGTGGCTTTCCTGCGGCTTCTTCAGCTTTAATGTTTTTACCTACGCTTTTGGCGCTACCAGATTTGTCTAAAGGCATGATTATTTCTCCTGTTCAACGGATTTTAACACTTCGATAGCTTCTTGCACAGAATTTACCCGATACAAATGCCCACCTTTCCAGTTGGCAAATAGCTTAATTTGCAGGGGAGTTAGTTTCTTATCTGCGCCATCTTTGACTTCCATCAAAATAGTTTGGTCATCAAACAAAACTAGTAAATCTGGGATGCCACCACCTACGGTATGCAAAGAATAAACATCAGCACCATAATCTCGTAGCGCTTTTACAACATTCGCTTGATTTTTATCGGTTTTTTTGACAGCAAATGACATATAGATAGGTTAGTATTCAGTAACTTATTGATTATAAGGGGTAAACCTTGAAGATACTGTTGATTGACATTGAAACTTCACCCAATTTAGCCCATGTTTGGGGTATTTGGCAACAGAATGTGGGACTGTCCCAGTTATTAGAATCTTCATATACGATGTGTTACTCGGCTAAATGGCTAGGCGAGGAAGATGTTTACTTTGATTCAGTTCATCGAAACGATGCCAAAAAGATGTTAGAGGGCGTTCATGCCATGCTATGTGAAGCCGATGCGGTAGTGCATTACAATGGCTCAAAATTTGATATACCGACTCTAAATAAAGAGTTTTTGGTTCATAAAATGCCACCGCCTCCACCAATTAAACAAATTGACCTTTTGCGGACTGTTAAAAGCCAATTTAGATTCCCAAGCAATAAATTAGATTATGTGGCCCAACGCCTGGGATTAGGCAAAAAGAAAGACCATGAAGGTCATATTCTTTGGGTTAAATGTATGAATGGCGATAAAAAAGCCTGGAAAACAATGGAAGAATATAATATTCAGGATGTGATATTGCTTGAAAAGTTATATAACCGCCTTACGCCTTGGATTAAAACGCCTTTAAACAAGACAATCATGATGAAAGACAGGGATGGATTTGTTTGCCCTACCTGTTCAAAGCCTCATCTCGTCAGTAAAGGATTTCGTTATACTACGACAGGTGCTTACCAGCGTTACCAATGTAAGGCTTGTGGCGCACATTCAACCGATACTCGTACTGTAATACCTCACGCAAAACTCAAACATTTAGCATGAAACTAACGCCATCCATATTAAAAAATTTATACAGCGCATTGATGCTATGTGAACCGCTTAATAAGTGGAATTTGCCGTTGCCTGAAGAAATTAAATTTATTGTGGATTCTGACCCTGAAACTATGGGAACATATCTTTACGATGATGGCGGAGATTATGAACACATCATAACTATCTCTGATGCTCGATGTGGCTGGCTGACAACGGTTATTTCTACATTGTTACATGAGTGCATACACATGAGTCGTAGCGGAACAATTACCGATGCTTGGACTAAACATGATGCTACATTTAGGCGCAGAGCAGCTAAAATATCAGAGCTAGGTTTCGACCCACTAGAGCTTTAACCAACCTCTTTCAAATAGTTCGCCAATAGTTTTGCGGTGTGCTTCTTCCCATCTTTCAATACGGCTAGATTTGCTGAGTAGCGCCCCTTGGTCAATTTCCGCATGGCATTTGTAGCAGAGTGCCGATATTCGGTAATCATGCGCTTTAAGTCCTCTGCCTTTACCATCTCGAAGCTGATTTGAATGTGCTGCGACAACTGTTCCATCTTCTACTCCACAATGTTGGCAAGGTAATTGCCTGACGATTTCAAGCAGCTTTTTGTTTCGGTATATTGCCATCTGCCCACTCGTACCATTGGCGATAAAACGCCTTAAATTGTTCAAACCCTACACCAGCTAGAGCGCATTTTCCATCTATGCCAACAGTAAAATATTTATCAATCTGTGTTCCATCGTCTGTATTGCCGATGATGATTGTCACAATGAATCGTGGGTTTTCAGCTAATGCTTTGAGCAATATCTCTTGGCCTTTGCTTACTTTCTCATCTGGGCGCTTCCATTCCATGATTAAGAAATGACCATTACGCTCACAGATGCCATCTACATTACTTGGCACAAACAATGGATTGCTAGGTATGATGCCTTTAAAATCTGCATAGTCAGTATGCGTGGCAAACATATTTCGCATTAGTTTAGCCATGAGTTCCTAATTTGGTCATAGGTGTTGAACTCTAGCTTGATAGTTTCATCAGCTAATTCGTGGGCAATCTTGGTGGCTTTTTCAAAGTTCTTAACAAGCGTAGCGTTGTGATAAGCCTTGAGTAATTTAGCAATTTGAAGGTAGTTTTCTGAGTAATCTTGTTTCATCTTGTTATTCTTTCTAGGTTTCGGTTAGTCGCTTGTTCTGAACGCCAAGCCTCGAACTCCATTTGTGCTTGGGTGATTTCCAATTTTAATAGAGTTTTATTTGCTGTGGCTTCACCAATTTGCTCACAATATTCAGCATATTCAGCAGAACCATAAGCCTCTCGTTCTTGCGCCCCAAGTGATTGCTCACCCGACTTTTTCATCATAATGGCAATAATGGCTTTTTTCTTTGCTTCAAGACCAGCAGCCAATCCTTCAGCCTGGGCGTATTGTTTTTTTATGCGCTCAATCGTGTCATAAGCATTGTGTGGGTCAAATTCTTTCATTTAAGTGCCATCCATAAACCGACTTGTGCAAAAGAATATCCCAACCAAATCATAGCGTTTGGTATAGAACCCTTGCGTAATTGCAATATGCCTACCATCAAATACCCAAGACCTGTTGCTGCGATGATTGTTTTTTCCAACATCCGTATTCCCCTTTATTGCCTAATTGCCATTGTATGTAGAAGTCTTGTAACAATATTTCAGATACTTTATGTTTTGATAAATATAATCTAAACTTAGCGAGACCCCAATCTGCTCGCCACTTACACAACTGCCTGACGGCTGATTGATGTAGAAATTCGCTGTCGTAATTGGGCGAAAGACTCTCCTGCATAAGGCGTTATTCCTAATTCTCTAGCCTTAGCAAGAGTCAATTCATCAGTCGAATACCAAGGCAAACTCGGTGGCTTTTTGGTTACTTCAAAATCTAGCTCATCCAAATACCGCATTTGGTTTAACCAAGTGGCTGGATAAGGAATGTAGTCTTTTTCCGTACCTTTTAGTTTCCAATATTTAAGATGGTTTGGCAACTGTGCCATCACTTCATCTTTCTCGGCTTGGTTTAACTTTTGCCAGGCTTTCATTGCTGCGCCTTTTGCGACTTTTTTAGGATATAACGACCAGAACTCGTCAAACATTACTGCATCACCCTTGGTGACATTGGTGTTGATGGGCTTGGCGGTGTTGTATATCCAGTATTGCCAATTACTGTAGTTGTAACGCCATTTGGAGTTGTGATAACCACTTGATTATTATACAAAGTTGCAGTTTGTGTAATAAAACCTTGTGGGTTTACGAACTGGGCTGTATTGCCTTGAATTTGCACCGTACCCATGTTGTAACCTTGTGGGCTAGTTAATGGATAAGTCTGAGCGTGTGAAGGTACTGCATATCCAACCATTGCTCCCAAAATGCCACCTAACAAACAAGCTAGTAAAAAGTCTTTCATTTAATTTCCCCTTAAATGGTTACTCGTTATTGAGTACTTGTAGTTTGCCCAATAGTCTTTAGTTAGTCACTAAGTATTTATACCTATGTTGCTTTAAAGCTACTCCCAAGCGGTTTAAGCGCACCTAGCCTACCTAGGTTTGCCTTCAAAGTTCTCCCATTGCGGAATCGCTCACCCGACAGTCTTGCGAGGCACAGGCACTATCTTCGCCACCTGTATTGCGCTATTTCAGCCTCTTACCCTTCTGGTAACGCTACTACCTTAGACCGCCACGATGTCGTTAGAGCCGCCAATCTAAGGGGATTTAATTCTACACTATTCTCTTTCTATAAAAGCGTTGTTTTTAAGCAACTCAGGCCATATAAGCCAAAAGTTCGTTGGGAATATGTCTTGCCTTGTAATTAGCCCATGCGACTCTTTTTCAAGAGTTGCCGCCAAAAATACGAACTGGGCATAAGGAATGTTGTTTTTTCGCCATTGGGACACAGCATTAGGGGTTACCCCACATAATTTGCCCACTTTTGTTGGCCCACCAAGTAAATCAATAATGGCAGAATCGGTCAGTTTTAATTTCATCTGTGCAATCTTACAGCGTATGTTGCTAATTTGCAAATACTTCTTGACAGACACTTGAATTAGCTTACAATGGCATTTATAGCAATTTCGCTATGTATTTAAGGGGAACTTAAATGGATGAAATGTACCAAGTAATGACCGAAATGGAAGAACGCTTAGAACAAGCTCTTACAGATATGGAGAGTGGCGTATTCCTTACCCAAGATGACATTGATGTGATTCGTGCAGCTTGTGGCAAACCTAACAATAAACGCAATGTATTATTACAAAGCGTATTCAATGACTTTGGCAACATTTTTGGAGGTTCAAATGCGTCAATCTGAATCTATCGCCAACTTAGCCAAAGCATTGTCAATCGTTCAGGGGAAATTAACTTATGCGACCAAAGATTCTGCAAATCCATTTTTCAAG